AGCTCCATGAGCGCGGCCCGCTGGTGCGTGTGCCCGATCAGCGTGTTGCCGCCGTCGGGGGTGGCCGCCCAGCTGCCGTCGCCCTGCCGCTTGATCGATCCGATGTCCACGCCGCCGCGGCGGTGCCGCACCTGCGCGCTGCCGTCGGACCCGCGGCTGATCAGCACGTCCCACGGACTGGTCACGGGCATCCGCCGGGACAGGCCGACCGCCTGACCGCCGGTGTTGGACATGGACCCGTAGTTGCCGGTCCGCGACCCGACGCCGAGGCGCTGGGCCTGGAACCCGGTCGACTTCTGGCTGCCGAGCTGCGGGGTGCGCAGCTTGGACGATCCGCTCTCGAAGCCGGGGACGCCGCTCGATGAGGATCGGCCGTCGTTCATCTGGCCACCGGCCGTGTATCCGTCCCCGGTGCCGGTGTGCGTGTGCGCGAGCGACGCGAAGTCATGACGGTGGGTCACGACGTGGCTGTGCTCGTAGCCGCCCTCTTCCGAGGCGAGACCGAGGGTGTTGCTGTGCGACTGGCCCGCCTGCGCCAGCTTCGCCATGCCCTTGCGCCCGTACTTCTTCCGGCCGATGTACGCGGCCAGTGCGTCGGGATTGTGCGCGCCGCGTGCTGCCAGGGCACCCGACAGCTTGTCGAAGTTGGCTCCTGATCCCGGTGGGGCTCCGGCGTACGTCGCCATGTGGCCTATCCTCCCGTGCGCGCTTGCGCAGAGATCGTCTCTGGGGGCATGGTACCGCCTGGCAGGCAAGACAGCACCTGCCTCTCATGAGCTCGTTGATCCGGAGGGACGCCGAGGCGGTCTACCAGTTCTCGACGCCAGTCGTTTCGCCGCTCTCCGGCGAGGTCGATTCGGGCTGCCTGCTCCGTAATTCCCGAGCCAGCTGCAGGGCCGCGGCCTTCCGCTCGGGCTCGGGCATATCGGCGTAGCCAGGAGGGATGCTCAGAAACTCCCGGCGAGGAGTGCTCGGTGACGCCGCCGCCTGTTCCGCCTGTGTCAATTTCCTGACCTCCTGCCACATCCCAGATAGCGAGCTGGTCCCGGCTCTTGCCCGCGCCGATCGCCTCGGTGCGATCGGCGATGTTCTCCGACGGGTCCAACCACAGCTTACCGTCGCTGACCCATCCGCCGAGGTGGACGCCGGGTCGCTTGAAGGCCTCCCGCTCGGACATCAGGAACTTGTCGATGGCGTCGGCAAGCTGCTTCTCGTCCTTCATGATCGTGTCGGGGTACTGGTGCGTGTGGCCCGGCAACGCGACCATGAATCCTCCGGTCGGCGCCTTCCCCGTTTTCGGATCGAGCGAGAAGCCCATCGGGTCGACGTGCGGAGCCATCACGCCGCCGGACGTGGACCACCGGCCGTGCGCGTCCCGGAGTTGGTCCTCCCAGCCGAAGTCCAACTCCATCGACAGCGCCGTGGTGCCGGACGCCGTGGCGATGTTCTGCTGCTGCGCGTGTGCGATCCAGGTCTTCCACGCGTTGGCGGTGCGGGTGCCCCGGCCCTTCGCCATCCCCTTCAACTTCGGGTCCGTGACGGCGGCGTCCTGGGCCTCGTTCGCCTGTTGCTGGACCAGCCAGGTGATCGCCTGCATCTGGCTTGGTGTGATCGTACGGCCCTCGCGCTTGCTGGCCTCGATCGCTGCCTTGCGGTACTCGTCGGCTACCACCTGGTAGTACCGGTCATCGCCGATCGGTGGCTTGTCCTTGTCGCTGAGCCGTTCACCGGCCGCCACGGACAGGGCGTGCCGGTCGATCACCACCTCGCCGTACGGGTCGTTCGGGTCGTCCTGCCCCTTGTTCTCGATCAGCCGGGCGAAGGCGTTGGTCTTGGGCGCTGGCAGCGCCTCGTCGAAGCTCTTGCCGTCGAAGATCTTCTGAGCGGCGTTGGCGTGCGACTGCATCACGGTCGCGCCCTCGTGCGGGCCGATAGGACGGCCGAGTTCGACCGAGCGCGCGGCGTTGAACATGTTGACCGGCCATGACGTCTGCGGCGAGTAGGCCGAGAGCAGCCCGGCGCCCTTGTACTGGTCTCCATGCGCGATGGCACCGGCCACCAGCCCGGCGTCGGCGTACCAGCGCATGCCCTGCTCCTTCTGCCCCTCGTTGGCCATCGAGTAGGCGTGCAGGACGTTGGCGGCCTTCATCGGGTGTTCCTTGAAGAACGGATGGTCGGCCGGGTCGGGGATCGGCGAGCGCGGGTTGATCAGCCTGCTGTGCGGCGGCACCTGATAGTCGACGCTGCCGCCCTGGACGTGCGGAGACGGCGACGCTTCTCCAGCGCCTCGGACCCACTGGCCGTGCGCGCCGCGCATCTCGTGCATCCAGGCGTCCTGCCAGCTGCCCAGCTCGACGGCCTGGCGGCTGATCGAGTCACCGGACATGATCGAGCTGCCCGGAGATGTTGTCGCTGTTCGCCGCAGCCGACAGGCGCCAGCCGTCGACCTGCACCCACTGCTGGACCATCGCCGCAGCGGTCTGGTTCGCCATCTCGGGGGTGAGGCCTCCCTTGACCAGGCCCTGGACTACCAGGGTGTGCACCTTCCCGAGCACGGTACCGGCATCGGAGGACATCTGGATGGGGATTTTCTGAGCCTTGGCCGCAGTCACCGCACCGTGTGCCGCGCCCTTGATGATGCCGATCGCACCCTTGGTGACCTGCACCGGGAATGCAAGCGCCTTCATACCCCGGCCTCGGCCGATGACATGGAACTCGGCCAGCTCGGAGGCGATGAGCGGGAACGTAGTCGTCGCCAGGATCCCCACCAGCGGCATGGCCATCCCGGCGGTGAGCGCTGCGACTATCACGCCGACGGCGATGAATCCGAGGTGGACCGCCAGCGTCGCCCTCGGCTCGGTCCGCTCCTGCTTCACGGCCTCCTGCTTCAGCTCTTCGATCTCCTCCATCGCCTTGCCGATCTCGATGTCGGTGTACACCCGGGAGTGGATGGCGGCCCTCGCGACCGCCTGCAGCGATGCCGGGTTACCGGCCAGGGGCGTGCTGCTCTGCGCTGGCTCGGGGAGCCTGGATGGCACGGCGGCGGGGCTGGGCGCTGCGGGTGCCTGCTCCGCCGGTACCCGCGTCGGCCTGCCCACCGTGGCCGCGCTGTACGTCCGCGTGAACCGGCCGTGCGCGTCCCGGGGCTGGTGCTTCCAGCTGTCATGCGCCAGGTCCAGTGCTTGTCCGGAGATGGTCGACAGATCCTGCTCCCCGTCCATCAGCTCCCTGAGCCACTTGGCTTCGGCCGGGTAGTTGTCGAGGACGTGCTGGGTGAGCTTCTGCGCGTGCTCGTAGGTGCCCTGCAGATGCTTCTCGGCGTGGTCGGCGTCGAACTGCCAACACGCGTCGTCCGTGTCGTTGAGCATCGCTTCGGTGTGCCGCTGGGCGTGCGCGGCGTCGTACAGGATCGTCTGGAGCAGGTGCGCGAACGAGGACGCCTTGGCCGCCGGGCTCACCGACTTCGCCAGGTCCATCACCCGCTGGTCACTGATGCACATCTGCACATCGCCACCGCCGAGCGGGAACCGGACCACGTCCTTGCCGCGATGCACCGACAGATGTGTGATGATCACCGGGGTCTGTGGCACCGGGGCCGGGAACGGCTCGCCGGGCTTCACGTACGCCAGGGTGACGTGCGACTTCCAGTCCTTGTGTTCACTGGCCGACAGGTCCGCCAGTCCTTGGCGGATCGAGTCCGCCCCGGGCAGGTCGACACCGGCCCACACGGGCATCCCGTCGCTACCCGGCGGGAACGATCCGATCCCGCCGACCGATCCCTTCAACGGGCCGGGAACCGCAGCCGCCGCCTTCTGCGCCCGGTCGCACGCCTCGGCTAACGCGTCGTCGTCCACGTCGGGCCCGAGGTACACCACCGTGATGTGGTGGTCGTCCACGCCGCCGGGAACGGGAGCGATAGTGCCGGACGGCAGGTCGAGGGAGATCATGCCGGAACGCGGATTCAGCTTGTACCCGGTGGCCATCCCGATCTCGTTCGCCAGGTTCATCACCCGCGCCAGCATCCGCCACTCGTCCGACTCGGCCGGGTAGTGCGCCAGCATGTTCTCCTTCAGCTGGTTCGCCTGGTCCAGAGTGATGTTGATGTGGTTGGCGAGGTGCAGGTTGTTGTAGTGCCGCAGCTCTCCGCCGGTGCTGCACATGACCTTCATGCGTTCCTTGGCGTGCGCCAGCTCGTCTGCGATGTCGTTGATCCGGTGCGCGGTGAACATCGCCACCGCGGTCGGGTTGTCCGGGACCGGCGGCAGCTTGTGCAGCTGGCCGCTGATGCTCGTACCCGCCTCGCCCGGCCCGGTCACAGCGCTGCCGCCTGCTTGGTCAGTGCCGCCGCCTGCGCGAGCGCGCCCTTGATCGCCTGCCTCAGCCATCCGACCTGCTGCGCCTTGCTCATTCCAGCCGTCTTGGCCTTGAACGTGGAATGCGCGATGGTAGCCGGGGTCTTCGCCGCCACGGTCTTCTTCGCCGGAGTGCTGGACGCCGTCTTGCCCGTCGACCCGGCCTTAGTCGCGGCGGCCGTCGCCGCCTTGGTCGCCTTGGCCGCCGCAGCCGCCGCCGTCTGCTTTTTGGCGGTGGTCTTCTTCGCGGTCGTGAGCGCCGCGAGCATCTTCGTGTACGCAACGGCCATCGCCCTGAGCTGGGCGGCCTGAGCCAGCAGGGCCTGCTTCTTCGCGGCCTTCTGCTGGGGACTCATCTGCGCGGCGCCCGCCGCCGCGCCTCCGGAACCAAACTGGCCGTTGACGGCCCTGGGATCCAGGGCCGCCCCGGCCGCGGTGCCGACCAGCTCGACCACGCCAGCCCACGAATCGGCGGTGTGTTCCTGCTGGCTGGCCTGTCGGATCGCCATGCCCGGATTGCGGTACGGCAGACCGACACGCTTGCCGTTGACCACTGCGTAGTGCAGTCCGCCGACCTTCTCGGTCGTGACCGTGCTCGGCTTCGACGGGCCGGGACGCTTGCCGACACGCCCCGAGAGCTCGGCGCCGTGTGAATCAATGACCTGCTGCGCATGGGCCGTGGCACGCTGCGGGGTCTGGAACTCGTGCGCGTCACCCTTGATCGGCTGGCCGTTGATCGTGGCCACGTGCACCGTGCCGCCGCCGTACTGGGGGTCGACGGCGCGCTCAGCCGATCCTGCCTGCCACTTGCCGTGGGAGTCGCGCATTTCAGCCGCGGCCCCCACCAGCTCCACTACTCCCGCCCACGAATCCGCGGTGTGGCCGTGGACGGCCTTCGCGCGTGCCTGCCGGGTCAGCTCCCCGCCTTCAGCCGCCGCGCTCGCTGCGCGCACCTCGGGGTGCACCTTGCCGCCGCCGGACGACCAGCGGCGGATCGCACCGCGGGCGATGGCGTACGCCTTGCCGGGGTCCATCCCACGCTTGCGGATCAGCGCCTTGACGATTTGCTGGAGGTAGGCGGTGTGGCCCATGCCCTCGACGTCGTACAGACCGGGACCGCCCGGCCGCCCGCGCGGGGCTGGTGTGGCCGCCAGTCGGGCCGTCTGCGCGGACAGCTCGATCATCCGATCGATGTCGTCCCAGGACAGCACCGCCTGCGGCATCGGACGTCCCGGCAGCTGGCGCTCCTTCCCGCTCGGCGCCTTCGGGCCACCGGCCATCGCCCGATCGGTGCCGGTGTTCTGCGCCGGGGCGGGCACCATCGCGGCGCGCACCGTCTTGGGCACGCCGGGTCCGCCGTCGGGACCGGCGGCGCCGGGGAGCTTCAGAGGGTTCATGGAATCACCCATCGGCAGGTTGCCCGGCTGGGTGAAGGTGGCCGGTGTGGCGCGCAGACCTTGGTTGTGCGCCTCGCCGTCCTCCAGGTCACTGACCAGCATGTGGTGCCGGTTGATCAGGTCCATGTTGACCTTGGCCTTGGCGTGGCCGTCGTCGTCGAGGATGCCGTGGCGCATCAGCGACAGCGGAGCCATGGTGTGCATCGCGGCTTGCAGGTGGCGCTTCGCGCCCGTGTGGTTGCCGGACTCCAGCGCGCGCGCCGCGTCGCGCAGGTGCTGCGGCGCGGCCATGCCGGGAAGCTCCTCGTCGATCTTCCCTGCCAGGGCGCGCATGCCGCTGGCGGTGCGCTCCTTCATCTGGGACAGAGGGACCGCGTTCTTGCGCGCGAACGTCATGTCAGCTGCCCACCTTCTCGCTCGTGCCGTCCCAGACGAACTCTTCCACCGGGCGGTGCTTATGGCAGCCGCAGCAGTAGGTGCCGCCGTAGAACTTCGGGTTGCGCGCGTACGTCTCAGCCAGGGCCGTGCTCATCGTCGTGAGGGTGCCGCACGGGGGCTCTGCGCCGGTGTGCACGTAGCTTCGCCGCACCGGCCGGACGAAGCCCTTGGCGCGCTCCTCCTCGCTCAGCACCAGGTACGCGGAGGCCTGCGGTACCGGCTCCTCGTCGTTGCCATGCGTGAGCTCCGGGTCGTTCGGGTCGGTGGTCAGTCTGCCCATCATGCATCCACCATTTCTCCGTTGCGGATGAACCCGTGCCAGCCGTCGGGCTGGCTGTGCCAGATTGACGGATTGACGTCGATCGCAGGCGGAGTGCCGTTGACCGTCCAGAACCCGCCTCCGGACGCGCCCTGGCTGGTGATCCATTGACCGCCGTCCGGCAGGGCGACGCACCATGACTCGACGTGCTGCGGATGGCGGACGGAGAAGTGCGCGTCAGCCCACGGAAGCCGCCACATGGTGCCGGGCGGGACGGCGGCCAGGCTGCCCCAGTGTGCGAATTCGAAGCCGTCCGGCCTGCGATACATCTTGAGGTCGTTGCGCTGCCACTCGTCCGCGTCGGCGAAGTGGTAGTCGCAGTTCTCGCACTGTGACGGCCATCGCTCGTCTTCGCGCGGCCAGTTGTCCCCGTGGACCAGCTCGGCCGCAGCCTCGGGGATGTATTCGATCGTCGCGGTGGCGTCGTGCCCCATCGGGAACTGCCCCTGCACACGTCCGGGGCAGGGCGTGCCGCGGCTGCCGTAAGTGAACCGGCGCAGGTCGCGGCGGTACAGGCCGGTCGGCTCGGCGATGATCAGCGGGACCCCCATGTCACCCTCCCAGCAGTTGACCGAGTCGGCGCTGCAGCCGGGCGCCGGGCACCGGAGCACCCGCCGACGGCAGCATCGGAGCGCCGGGGAACGGCCCGACCGGCGTGCACCGGCACTTCGCGTGCACGGTGCCGGGGAAGCCGATCAGCGGCATCTGGTCGGCCCGGAAGTTCTTCCCGTCGGCCGCCAGGCAGTCCGGCGTGACCCGGTCGTCCCGGTGCGTCATCCAGCCGAGCAGCAGCCCATGCTCCATCGCGGCCATGTCGACGGCCATGGCCGCCTTGGCGCGGGACCAGATCGCGTCCCGGTGCATGCCGAAGTACCGCCGTTCTCGCGTCACGCCGTCGAGCAGCGCCCGGAGCGCGCTCTTGCCGTTCGAGCGCGCGCTGCGCATGTCGCCGGTCAGCCGTCGGCCGATCGACAGGACCATCTGCCCGCGCCTGACCTGATTGAGGTAGGAGACCTGGGCGGTCGCCGGTCCGGCAATCCCGGTCGCCTCGGGTGGCATCGACATGACGATCTGCAACGCACCCTGCAGGGCCGGACCCTCGACACCTGCCCGGCTGTACAGCTTCGCGAGCGCAGCCGAAGCCGCGTCCACGGTGATCGCTACAGCGAGCGCCGCCGCAGCCGCAGCCGCCAGGTCGTCATCGCTCGGTTGCTGCGGCGGTTGCTGTACCGGTTGCTGCGGCGGTTGCTGCGTCGTCGGGGTGGTCACGGCGACCGCGGCGGGTTCTGGCCGCCCGCGCCGAGGCGGGACGGCTGCGGCGGCGGCGCCGGAGGACCGGCGGGCACGCCGCGCAGCCCCTCGGGCACGCCGCCCTGCTTCTGGGCGGCCTGCTTGGTCAGGTTCTGCGCCGCGCCGACAAGGCCCTGCACCTGGCCGAGCCCGGCGGCGGCCGAGGCGGGCATCCCCGGGGGCGGCTGGGCGGCCATCTGCTCGGAGCGCTGCTGGACGGTGGACACCAGAGCCTGGTGCACCTGGTCGAGGTCGAGCTGCAGGATCGAGGCCATCCGCTCGGTGATCAGGTCGAGCACCGGCACGGGGATGTGCAGCGCGGGCGCGGCGGCCAGCTGTCCGAACAGAGTGAGCAGCGCCTGCATCTGCTCGTCCTGCAGCGGGCCGAACTTCCAGGTGGGGAACGCCGCGCCGGGTCCGAAGTTCAGCATCACCAGCGGTCGGATGACGTCGTAGCTCAGCGATTCGCCGATCTCCTTGGCGACGGCCTGCCGGGACTTGAGGTAGAACGCGCTCTGGTCCTGGGACAGCGAGTACGCGCCCTTCCCGGCGGTCGCGCCGCCGACCAGGCCCATGAATCCGGCGAGCACGCTCTGCGTCTGCCAGCCCTCCAGGAACATCATGGCGTCGGAGAAGAACTTCCCGGCGTCAGTGGGCTGCGGGATGACCTCGAAGGCCTTCTTGGCGTCCGGCGGGTGGACGAGACCGACCACGCCGGAGCCCTTCAGCTGGGCGATGTCGTCGGCGTGTGCGTTGGCCTCGGGCTGGTCGGACCCGTAGACGATGATGCGCTGCATCGCCTGGTTCTCCAGGAAGTAGTACCAGAGGAACAGCAGCTTCATCTTGGTCTGATACACCCAGTAGCTGACGTCCATCTCCGACACCCCGATCAGCGGCTCGCGGTACTTGCCGTGGGTGTGGATGAAGGAGCGGACCTTCGGGATGTCGACGTAGCCGGGGACCTTCTGCTCCTTGGTGAGCATCAGGTTGCCGCCGAACAGCCAGACCTGTTGACGGAATCCGTTGGGGACGGCGGTGCGCGAGTTGTACCGGGCCTGGCAGGTGGCGGGCGGACGGAAGGCGATCTTGTCGTATATGATCTTGCCGTCGTCCTCGCGGACCTTCCAGATCTTCTCGAAGAACGCCCGTCGGTAGATCTGCGCGCTGGTGACCTGCCCGACCAGCTCGTGCACGGGGGTCGCCATGCCGCCCTCGGTGTCCGGAGTCATGATCACGCTGCGCACGAACGCGGTCTCGCCCGAGTCGCCCTTGGTGGGCTCGATCGAGAATGCGGCCTCGCGGATCGGCAGGGTGAGCACCGACTCGACGGCCGAGCAGATGCCGTCACGGCGGAACATCGCCTTCATGTCCCGGGCTGTGTACTCGCCGTAGTCGAAGACGTCGCCCTCGCCGTACCAGGCGAACAGCCGCTGGCCCAGGTCGAACTGCGTGCCCAGCTCCTTGCCGAGCAGATCCCGCTTCGCGGACGGCTTGATGTCGGGGAACGCGTAGATCTTCGCCGAACCGGACGCTGGCGGATCCGACGCTGCTGCACTGCTCTGCGCCTTGGCCACGGCTCTCCTCGCTGGTGATCGCTGTCTGCAGGATATCGCCGGTAGGTTAGAACGGCGATGAGTCGGTCGACCACGAGCGCACGTTGCCGCGCCGCCCGTGCTCGGGTGCATCGTCAGGGTCCTGCGGACCCCAGGCGTCCAGGTCTCCGAAGCCGCCCGCCGCAGCCGCCTGCTGGAGCTGCATGCGGCGCACCCCCCGGGGCACCGCGAGGCGGTCGTCCTCGGGGTTCGGCGCGGCGATGGGGTCGCCTCCGCGCTCGCGCTCGAGCGGCACGGCGTCCGCCAGCGGGCCGCCGTTGCGCGCCCACTTGGCCACGAGCGCGCGCTGCACCGGGCCGAAGCTCAGCGACAGGAACGGGCTGGCCGCCCACACGAGGGAGTCGAGCCGGTCGGGGGACCGCTCGCCGTGCGCACCGGTGAAGGTGGCCTGCTGGTCCTCCAGCTCGGTGAACCGCTCCGTCTCCTCGCGCCACTGCAGTTCGCCGGTGTCCAGGTCCACCATCTGGAAGCGGTTGACCTTCTGGCAGTGCTTGACGATGCCGCGTTCGTACAGCCCGGAGATCGGCTCGGCGCGGGTGCGCTTGGACTCGCTGGCGTGGATCTTCTCCACGCGCACCCGCTTCTTGATGACCCCCTCTTTGAGCAGGCCGCGCTGGATCTGCTCGATCAGCTGCATCATCCACTCGCCGCCGTGGTTCTTCTCCACGACGACGGTGGCGTCCAGCTGTGCCGCACGGATCAGGAACCGGCGGGCGAACGGTGCCGGGGCCTCCTGCCCACCCCAGGACTCGACGACGTAGATCTGGTCCCGCATCGGGTTGAGGCCGACGACGGTGTACGCCTGCTCATCGGACTCCTCGGTGCCGTCGGACGGGTCGACGCCCATCTTGATCGAGGTCAGGTACTCGGGACCGCCCGGTTCGCCGATGCCGGGGCTCTGCGCCTCCTCGAGCATCTCGCGCGTCCACAGCGCGTTGGCGACGTCGTCGAGCAGCTCGCCCTCGAGCTCCTGGCGCTCGAGCCGGGTGCCCTTGGCCGCGCCGACCACCGATCGGAAGAACGACTCCGACAGGTTCAGGATGTTGTCGATCGTGCGCAGCTTCCGCACGATCACCGGCCCGTCGCTGAACTCGTCGTCGCCGCGTCCGGCGCGGATCAGCCGACGCACCAGCTTGCGGGCCGGACGGGAGGCCTTCGGCGTTCCGGTGACGATGATCTTTGACACGCCCTTACGGACGGCGAACCGGACCGACTCCTCCCAGGCGACCTGCCAGCGCTTCCACAGGCCGATCTCGTCGCCCCACGCCGCCCGCAGGTTCTTGCCCTGGACGCGCAGTGCGCCGTCGTCGGCCGAGTCGACGTAGATCACGTGCCCGCTGCGCAGGCCGATCTCCCCGTAGCTGCGGTAGGCGTATTCGACCGACTGGGACTTGCCGTGCTTGACCTCACCGGCCGTGGTGCCCAGCGCCCGCAGGATCCCGGCCTCGCCCTCGACGCACACCGTCCAGGCGTCCCGGTAGGTGGGTGCGATGATGCCGTACTCGCCGGGCGGATCGAAGTCCATGTCAGCTTCGATCAGCTCGGCAAGTCCGGCGGATCCCGACCGGGTCTTCCCGCTGCCACGGCCGCCCTGGTAGTAGACGACTCGCCAGTCGCCTTCGGGCAGCCGCTGCTCCGGACGGGCCTCCCGACGCCAGACGGCCGATGCCTTCTCGACGACCGCCTCGGGGTCCATCCGCCGCGCCCACTCGGCCAGCAGGTTCACCATGTGCTCAGGATGACGTCTTGTGCGCCTGCTGCAAAGCCGTGATGTGCTCGGCGTCCAGCCGGGCGCCGAACCTGGACAGGAACACCGGGTTGGCCGACACCATCAACGTGTTGTTCTGCGCCTTGAAGCCGGGCTTCGGCTTCTGCGTCGGGTCGAGCTTGATCCCGGTGCCCTCGCCCGAGGCCGACCAGTTGGTGGAGCCCTCGAATCCGAGGCCCTGGCCGAGCAGGACGCCGCCCTTGGTGTGGCTGATCTGATGCGTCGCCGACTGGCCGACCACGAACGAGTTGAAGAACTCCGGGTCGTTGGCCGCGTCGTGGGCGAGGATCGCTCGCTCGTGCACGCCGCCAGCCTGAGACTTGTCGAGGGTGCCCTGCACGCGCACGTTCGGGTTTCCCATCAGCGCGAGGATCGTGGTGTTCAGCTCGTCGTCGTCGTAGCCGAACATGTTCAGCTTCAGCCCGAGAGTCTCAGCAGCGAGCAGCGCGAGCAGGATGCCGTGCACGTCGTCCCTGCCGACGAAGAACAGGTAGTGGTCGCCGTAGCCGGGGGTGAGCTGCTGCTCGGGTGTGAAGACCCCGAATTCGGCGATGCGCGGGTCGTCCGTCATGTGGCTGTGGCCTCCGTCGGCGGTTCGAACTCCTTCAGAAACGGCACCGGATTGACCGTCTGCACTCGGCGCACTGGTGTGATCACGTACTCCCAGGCGGCACCGTTGGGATTCTTGGCCAGCCAGGTGACCACCTGGCTCTCGCTGGTCATCAGCGTGACCGGCCACTCGCCCCGGTTCTGGGCCAGCCAGACCTTCCCGGCCAGCCGCTCGTTGAGGTGGCTCGCGTCGCCGCGGGAGATCTCCCCGCGCGATGTCGTCACAGGTCCGTCCCCGTGCCGCCGTCGCCGAGGTGAACAGGCTGCATCGGATATAGCTCCTCCTCGTGTAGCTGCTGGCGCAGCAGGTATCCCTCTAGGGCCCAGACGTGCTCGCGGGCCTTGTCATAGGCAAGCTTGCGACCGATCTCCGCGTCGAAGTTGTCCACACTGGCCGAGGCGGAGTAGCCGACCACCTGGAAGCCGTTCTCCAGCGTCAGCACGCAGACCGTCAGCGACGTGCCGTCGGGGTTCCAGTACTTCGCACCGGAGATCTTCCCGTCGATGTGCTCGGGGGTGACCCGCGGCGCGGTGTGCCCGCTCGCCTCGATGTCGACGTGCAACTGCTCGTCGGTGTACTGGCCACTCATGATGGTTGTTCCTCTCTACTGCCACTGTCCGTTGAAGCGCCACCAGTCGGCGGGCGTAACCAGCTCCTGCGCGCCGCCGGGGTGCGCAAGTCCGAGCTTGCCATACGCCCACGCTGCAGCGCTGGAGCACACCACGTGCGGCGGCCGGGAGACTCCGTCGTTCCAGCCCCACCAGCGGTCGACGATCTTGGCCAGATCCTCGGCGTGCAGAGACGCGTCGAAGTCGGCGACGATTCCGCCGACCCAGTCGTAGCTCGTGCCGAGCAGGCCCTCCATCAGCTTGCAGACGGCCTGCCGCTGCGCGAGCGTCCGGGGCTGGCTGAAGTTGCCGCGTGCCGCGCGCAGCTGCGCGCGGGTGGCGAAGTAGCTGGACATGTCGACCCAGCCGACGCCGGACGGACGGCCTTCGATACCCCACCACACGCCGTTCTTGTCCTGGTGGTGGACGGTGACGACGTGGTCGACCGGAGCGCGGTGCCCGGCCAGCCACGACCCGATGATGATCGGGATGCGTCCGAACCCGACGGCGTCGACCGCCCAGACGTCCCCCGGCTGGAATGCGGTCACGGAAGCATCTTCTTCAGGACAGCGATCAGGTGCTCCAGAGCCTGAATCAGCCACTTGATGACGTTGGGCTCCGGGGGCACGGGCACCGGCGGCGCGGGCGGGACCGGCACCGGCGGCAGCGGCGGCACAGGCGTCGGGATCGGCGGGGGCGGCGTCGGCGTGGGCGCGGGAGTCGGGGCCGGGGCCGGTACCGGCGCCGGGAACGGCTTTCCGGTGATGTCGGTGTAGTCGGCGGCGAGCTGCGCCAGATCGACACTGGCCAGAAACTCCTTCGAGCCCAGGTGCTCGGGCCAGACGACCACCCAGCACTCACTGACCTGGTGAGACCAGAACGAGTCGGTGAACGACGTCTCCTCGGCCCAGGTGATGAACTTCTCGTCGGCGCCCAACTGCGGTGCGCTGCTCGGAGGAGCGGCGCCGTACCCGCCGACCAGCACGCTGTGCCCGCCGACATCGGGCGAGCCGGGAACGTAGTCCCACGGCTGGCTGGAGTCGAACTCGGTCTCGTTGGCCGCCAGCACGTCGAAGCCGACCCACACGCCGCCGAAGATCGCGATTGCGGCCTTGACCTCGTCCGGGTTGGTGTGGTCGACCGCGGCGAAGCCGAGCGCCTTGACACCGTCAGGCCCTCCGGTCGACACCAGGTACTCGAGCAGCGTCTGGATGTCCATGCCGTTGTCGCCGCCGCCTGGGTTCTGCGTGGCGTAGACCTTCAGCACCTGGGAGAGCGGCGGGTAGACCTCGCTGCTCAGCCAGGCCGTGGTCAGCCTGCGCAGGTTCGACCAGGTGACGGCGACGCAGTCGCCGAGGCTGTCGTTGCCCAGCATCTGCCACCCGCTGAGCCTGGCGAGGTTGTCGTCGGCGGGCGGGTAGCTGAGCACGACGCCGGTCAGCGAGCGGGACAAGTGCAGTCGCGGACGACTCGGGTCGTTGGGCAGTCGTCCGTACTTGCCGCGACGGCGCTCTCGAGTGCTGTCCGAGCGGCTCACTTGAACGTTCCGGTGACCGTGGTCGGGAAGGCCGGGAGCTTCACGGCCGCGCCGATGGCCGCGCCGAGGGCGGCGACCTGCGCGTCGGTGAGGCTGATCGCGGTCTTTCCGCTCATGGCGGACACCCGGTTGTAGTAGTCCAGGCTGACCGGCTTCACCGGGCCGTACCGGGTGACGTAAGCCGGTCCGGAGTCCTTCCAGGTGGCCTGGTCGAAGTGGACGACTCCGAGGCCTTCGTACACGCCGAAGAACCCGGTGGTGCCGGTGGATCCGGGCTGCGTGGGGTCGGGGCTGACGCTGATGAGGTCCATGAAGATCTCTCCTGGAGGTACGACGGGGGGCGGCGGAGGCGGAGGCGGCGGAGGCGGAGTCACCACGGAGGTGTAGCCGAGCAGCGTCTTGAGCTGGTCGACGGTCCCTCGGTAGGCGTTGAAGTCCACGAGCAGCCCGGAGTACGGCTGACGGTCGGTGTACTGCCAGATCTCCGGGGTCGAGCCGCCGTACGGCTGCCAGCCGGAGCCGTTGTCCGAGTAGGTGACGTAACTG